ACCTACCGTCAAATGTATTTGGATTGTATTATTGGTTGCTGTTTCCTCTCCATCTTCAAACCCAGATTGAACATGATGGGATTATAAGATGGCCGATCGTCAAGCTCCACGTCCGTGAGAATATTAACTACTACAAGATCCTTCATCCCCGTCAAGTCATTCTAAAATATGCGCGGTCCTTGTCTCACAAAACATGAGGGATGAACAAAATAAAACCTTTTGATACCATCATCGCTTTAAGTTAATTTGTTTTTAATTAAAGGCATTGAAAATAGCCATTAGTTTCAATGCCTTTAATTAAAGAACAATTAACTTGTACAACGATCCCCGACATGTCGGGGATCGTTGTACAAGTCGTGGAGGTGGGATACTTGTATCCCACCTCCACGACTTGACAAACATGGGATACAAGTATCCCATGTTTGTACATTGCTCCGCAACACGGTCAGGTTCAGCCGGCGACCGCAGAGCGGTAGCGCCGATGCTAACCGGACGCTTTCAGCGTCCTTGTAAAGGGGGCGAAGCCCAGACGGACCGATATTGCGATAAATTAATTTGGAACAAATTAATTTATCGCATCTACGGTAGTGAGGATTGAACTGAAAATAGAAAGATCTGATCTGGCGCCTCCAACCAGACAGACGTGTGCCGATATGCTCTGTGAATATATGGTCAGGCTCTCAAAAAATGTAGAAACAGCCGTCATCTGTCTCCGAAAAAATCACGCGAGTGCTTTATAATGAGAGAGAACATTTTCAAACTTTTGAAAAGTTTAAAAATCCTTGTCGTACATGTAATCCCTTAAGGGAAACTGGTAGTTGATACAGAAGACAACGGTTGTTGCACATCGGCGGTGAGCTGGATCTGATTGCCCATATTGAGACGGCTAACCTGTGCCTGTTGTGCGGCGAGGATATTTCCAACGGGTGTATTTGGAGGAACAACCAATGCGACACCACCAAAAGTGTCCTTTGCACCACCGGACCCGCGGACCTGGAGTTCTGATGTTTGGAGAGCTGTGGGATTGCCCGCACCGGCAATGACATTGATTGCACCCGCCCGAAGGTCTCTAGCAACATTCACAGATGGACGGAACCATACATTGTCGGACGGGTTTGGAGAAGAATAACAGGGAACGCAAGGAAGGTCGCCGCGGATAGGGTCTCCCGCACCAAACAGATGGCTCCTTTGTAGAGAGAAAATAAAACGATCGGCCGTCCAGTACGACGACGGAAGGTCTTTGGATTGTCCTGAACCCATGGTGGGAACGGGGAGTTTGCTCGCGACCTCGTCGCCTTGTTTCTTTTGTTTGTCGTAGATCTCATTGAATTCGTATGGGGTATTCCCAGAAAATTTCGGAGATCCCGTGTATTCCTCACGGATAACCGGTTTTTCAACGACATCAGCCATCATGAGAGGATCGTTCGGGCGGTTCCCCAGGTATTTCTCGTCGGGAAGCGAGTACTTGACATAGGAGTTGTAACCCTCTGAATTAAAGCGTGGCGACAGCGCCGACTGATACGTTCCGGGTACGGTATATGTGGGAGGCGACGGTTGGGACATTTGCGGACCGCCACCACAACCAGAATAGAATTCGGCGGAATCATTTGAAAACCGTGTCCTCCCTGGAAGTTGCATCGATGAAAGGTACTTATCACGAGCCTCCGACCCCGGGGGTGCTAGAGAACTCATGAGGCTTTCTTTGGCAGGGGTTGACATCATCGATGTGTTCACATACGGGTTCTGGTCCCAGCCCAGTTGGGACTGATTGTTTCGAGGAGCGCTGTACCCTGATTGGTCTACTGTGTCAACAGCGACCTGCATGTTTGGCAACCCCCAAAAATATTCAATAATAGGAGCGTCTCCACTGCTCACCTTGTAGACGGCAAAAGCACATAGAAGTACAACGCATATCAAAACTGTGCGGTTCGTATTCACCATATTTTTCTTTAGCGAAAATTTTTTTTTTTTTCAACATTACTTTTGACAAAAAAGGAAAATTCACTACATATCTTAAAGTATTGTCTTTATTTAAAGAAAATGGGTATAAAAAACATTCATAACCTTCTTCGGAAGATGTGCCCTCACGTGTACAATAAAGTATCCTTAACACGCTATGCATTTAAAAAGATAGCTATTGATCTCTCGCTCTTTATGTGTAAGTATAAAACGTCGTTTGGGCTCAACTGGCTGGATGCGTTTTTACAGATGATTTCGATACTAAGATATAATGATATTCACTTTATTATCGTCTACGACAACAAGGCCCCTCCTGAAAAAGATAATGAGAGGAGGTTGAGGAGTGAATCGCGGGCAAAAAGTCGTGAACGTGTTGAAAACCTGCAAAAGGCGTGGGATGAGATAAAACCACTGTTTTCTGACAGCAATGATATTGATTATGATCTTACAAAACATAATGTGCTTCTACACGGGTTCCTTACAAAACTTGCGGACACGTCAGACGACCGTCCCACGATATCAAAGGTCGACAACGAACTGTTGAAGATGCGTCAGAGCCTCTTGAGTATACGATCAGAAGATTTTGAAATGACCAAGGAGCTGTTTACTCTATGTGGCATCCCCATCATGATGGCGGAAGGAGAGGCTGAGGCGACGTGCGCCGCCCTCAATAAACAGGGATACGTGTCGGCTGTTTTGAGTGATGATACTGATGTTCTTGCGTACGGGGCGCCTATCATGCTATCGAAACTGGATTTCCAATCCAATACATGTATTGAACTCGATTATAAAGAAATCCTGGAAGAATTGAAACTGACATCTGCACAATTTCTTGATCTGTGTATCATGTGCGGGACTGATTACAATACAAATATTCCCAAGATCGGGTGCGACAGGTCATACAAGCTGATATCACAGTACTCTTCTCTTGAAAACATGCGTTTTCACATGCCGTCTCTTGATTATACCCTTTTAAATTTCGTGAGGGTCCGTGAACTCTTTACATATGAACCCGTATTTGAAAATGAGGTCTCTTTTTGTGATTTCCCACGTGAAAAAGAACTTTTTGAATTTTGTTTTATGCACAATTGTCATTATGACCCACATCTTGTCATCAAATCATGCACAGTCAGTCAATTTCATCAATTTGATATTGAGAATGAGACAACAGAAAAAGAAAAAAATAAAAATCTTCTTTTAACAATAATAAAGTAACTATTCAAGCCCAGGTGCTGTGCACCTGGATAGCATCGACCATCAATGCAAACGAGATACGACAATACCGTTATCGCCATAAGTTAATTTGTTTTTTAATGCCTTTAATTAAAGGACAATTAGCTCATAGGCAAATATTGACGGACTTGATAAGCGTCCTCCTCTGCGACCGATTGCGTAGCAATACGGTCGAACAGAGGGGATGCTACGCATCCTCGTTAACGAGGACGCTTATACAATATTGCGATAAATGTACAAGCACTCCACTGAAGTGGAGTGCTTGTACATTTGAAATAGGGCTTGACCCAGTTATTTTCAGTTATTATAACTACCTTAATGTAAAGGTGTTTTTAAAAACCAGTGAACTGGTTTTTAAAACGTAGTATAAAAAATAAGATGAAAATAAAACCAGTTATTTGAAGACCAAGCCCTTATTTTGAACAAATGAACACGTTGTGTTTCATATGAAACGGAAACTTGCCTATTTATTGCATCTACGGTGACATTGACGAAAATGATAAAGTAAAAATTGACAAAAATAATAAATTACACAAAAAAATAAAATGGGTACGCTTTTACATGAATATGAAACAAAATGTAATCAAACAGACAATAAAAAAATTTTAGTTGATACATTGAAACGATTTCATCTTATATGTGGTGATTGTCTTATTGAAATGAAAAAACTAAAGGAAAATTCAGTTGATATGATATTATGCGATCTGCCGTATGGGATGACAAAAAATAAATGGGATACAATTATTCCACTTGAAGAATTATGGAAAGAATATAAAAGAATTATAAAAACAAATGGTGCTATTGTACTGTTCGGGTCTCAACCGTTTACGTCGATTTTAGTCACGTCTAATCTTAAAATGTTTCGTTATGCATTAGTATGGGAAAAAAATAAATTTTCAGATTTTTTGAATGCAAAACGAAAACCAATGAAAATAAACGAGGATATTTTAATCTTTTATCAAAAACAACCAACATATAATCCCCAGTATTGGTACTCAACTCCATATACAAGATGGAATACACAAAATGCTGTAGACAAACAAACAAACTATGGAAATCATAAAGAAAACTTTGTAGAAAGTGCTGATGGTAAAAGATTACCAACGACAATATTGAAATTTAATCGTGTTGAAAGACCATTGCATCCGACACAAAAACCAACGGAATTATTGGAATGGCTTATAAAAACGTATAGTACAGAAAATGACGTTATATTAGATAATTGTATGGGTGTTGGTTCTACTGGTCTTGCGTGTAAAAATACCAATAGGAGATTTATAGGTATTGAATTAGACAATAAATACTATAATATAGCAAAAAAACGTATATTTGATTTATCCGAATAACTACCGTATATGCATTAAAGTCAGGGCTTGGTTATATAATTTATTTTATGACCACCCTGGGATTAAATGTCGGACGGCGTAAAAACTGAATGTGTCATTATAAAAGTTGCATGTGATCCAAAAATGGATAATGATACACTAAACATGGTGGTGGAAAAAGCGTACCAAAAGTTGGATATTGTTATGGACAAATGGAATAATAGTTATCACAACGATTTTTCAGGTGGAAAAATGCGTAGGGACAGAGGAATTGATTTAGAAACATATGTCATTTATATTATTCATTTATTTAAAGATTTGTGTCAAATAGATGTTAAGGCTGTTAAAGGTGATTATGACAAAAAAAGTTTGAACATTACACATAATAATAAAACAATAAATAAAAAACATCAAGTTGATGTGCACGTGTATAAAAATAATAATTTCATAGCGGTTATTGAATGTAAATCTTATCTTGATTCGTGTTATTATACACGTGCATGCAACGATTTCAAATTATTTGAAAAGTTTGGATACAAGGTGTCTAAACTCATTTTGTCTTTAGAAAATTCTTTATCTGACGAAACCAAAATTTTTATTGATATTTTAAATGATAATATATGTCACAATGTGTTTTATTTGTTAGATGGTAAAAGGTCATCAACAAAACCGGTATACGAAACAAAATTTAGAAAGTCCATAAATAAACAAAAATTGTCGCAGTTTATCGTAAAGTTATTCAATATTATTCATGCATAGTTTGAATAACATTTCGTTTTGATTACACCATAGATGCAATAAATTCATTTATTTATCACAGTATTGTATAAGAACCCTCGTTAACGAATATGCTTATCAAGTCCTTGCGGGACGCGTCGCGACGCGTCTCGCAAGGGATACGTATACAGGATGTTATTGTTTTTTATTTGAAGGCTTTCAAAATAGCGATTATTTTAATAAATAGGCACATCAGTGAATAAAGTCGCTGACGTGTCAGATGAAAAACAAATAAGTAATAGTGTATGCGAAAACGTAATAGCGGTAGTACGTACCGACCAACGGACATTTATTACCAGGGCTTGACCATAAAATAACTCGTTTTCTTTTCACCTTCTTTTTTACTGTGTTTAAGAAACTAGTTTTACTAGAAAAAACTAGTTTTTCAAGATGACCTTATGTCAAGGTATACATAAGAATAAAAACTAACTGGAAAAACTGGGGACAATCCCTGTTTATTACCGAATGTAGTCCCTCAATTTCATCAATTTGATAATGAGAATGAGACAACAGAAAAAGAAAAAAATAAAAATCTTCTTTTAACAATAATAAAATAACCACGACCCGATGAGTAAAGCAATGAAACAAACGATCATCGCATTTGCAATCATAATCTGTCTCTTGTTTATAGCATTGACCATTATCTCAATCATTCAATACACAAAATACAAGATTGTGGATGGGATTGCGGTATGTGTTGAATTTGTTGACCGGTGTGTCCTTTCGTTCACGTACAAAGACAAGAACAATGAAGAGCAAAAATATGTGTCGCCTATTGCCTTTGACGAGATCCAACGTTCAGGCGTCTTCAACGTCCAGGTTGCATATACTTTGACCAGCGACGGCAAACCCGATGATTTCTTTATTATCGGGTCGCCTTTCCACGTTTTCCTTGGTACAAAAACCATGCTCCTCATTTATATTGTTCTTTCATTCGTATCCCTCCTCATATGTCTCTCATTCATACCAGGGTTGTATCAGAGACAAAAAACATCCCAGGTTTCTACCAAAAAAATAGTTTAAAGTCTACATCAAACATGAAAAAACATGTATAGGAATTACGATAATTACGCACAGTATCCACCAGACAATGAGGAGATTGTCCGAAAATATTCATATGACCTCATGTCCAGTGATGACATGCGACACGCCCTAAACAAGGTCGAGGTGATCATTGTCGATGCCTGGGCTCCATGGTGCCGTCCGTGTAAAACGGCAAGTCAAAAATTCGAGGCGCTCGGAGAAAAATGTGCCCAATACATTGAAACAAAACGTCTGCTCCTCCTCAAGGATAACATCGATAATGAAGAAGCAAGCCATCACCGATCAATGGTGGATGTCGTCCCCACATTTTTTGTCTACATCAAAGGGAAGTTGGCGACAATGTTTACCGGTGTTGATTTTGACCGTCTGCTTGAGTACATCGTTCAGTACTTTTCAACCTACCCGGATGCCCAACCGCTACCACAAGAACAAGAAATGTACCAGACGACATACCAAAACAACAGAGAACAAGGACAACAGCAGGGACGCGAACCGTCCAGGTCGATGCCACAGATAAAACAAAATACGATCCAGTACCCTCCGAAAAATATATGAGTTTGAACGCTGCGGCAGGTAATTCCTCCGAATTCAAGTACAACAAACCAAAGTTCGACAACCCTATCGATTAAACAAATTACCTAATGTAAACTTGCCGTAAAAGCCTCGAGCACGCACCCATCCAATATGAACGTGGATGCGTTCATCTCTTTAGAAACAAATGACCACGTTGGAGACTAAAGTCTCCAACGTGCTTTGCCTACTTTGTATATCTACGGTACAAAAAATTGAAGCCTAGTGAAATAATATTTGAAAAATATTATTGGATTTTGGCTAAATACTCTTCAGGAGGTCAATGTTCAGAACCTCACACAACTCATCTGGATATCCTTATTCTTTTGTTCCAAAAACAGGTCAATTTTGAATAATAACAGCCCGTGTCTACAAAAGGTGGGGTTTGTTTATATCGTCTGTGACTTGTCTACAATATAAAAAATGAAGTACTGTTAAATAATACTTGACAAAATATTCTTGGATGCGCCATTTTAGCAATTTTATCGAAACACTCCTGAGGGGTCACCCCCCGTCTCGAAAGGTTTTCTTGGATATCAAGGCACGTCGTCTCATTGAAGACCGTTTCTTGATCAAGGTCATTGAGGGTTCGAACCATCATGCCCACATCTGTATTATTTTTGATCGCAAATCGTGTCTCTCGGTTGGAATAAACTCGTGTCAAAAGCATGCCGAAGTCGACGCCCTCAAAAAACTCTTGTCTCGCCAACGCTCGGAACCTCATAGAACTCATCTCGGTATCCTGATTATACGGTTCTCAAAAACAGGTAAATTAAATAATAGCAGCCCGTGTCTCCACTGCTCCCAATTCCTAAAGAAGCACGCACATTATTTTCAGACGATTTCGTTTTCAAATACACACGGAAAATTAACGGTATTACCCCGAGAAAAGTTTATTCAACACCGGTTTTCCCATATAACAGGTGGACATCTTTGTCTCAAGCAGTAGTTTTTTTGATTGTTCATGAATACCTCATGTTGTCGTATAAAAACCAATGGTGGTGATTTAAGAAACACTATGCATGCAAAACAAATGAATACACTCGACATTATATCTATTCACAATACACTATCGAGAAAATATCAACAAACCCAAACGCTCACGCAAAATCCAGTCTTAGCTGAACAAGCTCAACAAGCTCAACAATGGAATGATATCTATAAAGACATGCAATCATATCAGATGACGTCAAAAAACGTGGTCGAAGATATTGAAAATAAAATAAAAACATTAAAAAATGACCAACAGGTAGTAGATAACAACTTTTATTTTTATCTTTTGCGATCATTACCTATATTAGAGAAATACTGTGCATTAAAGAAATCACAAAATAAAATACAGTTTGTCAGGACGAATTCAGAGCCAATGACTGAATCAACCGAAGCTTTGAATACTCTTATCCAAGAGTATATGGTCGTCTTGGAGAATTACTTTCCTGATGAATATATTGAAAACCAAATCGATAGAAAACGTCAGTTGGGTCAGTCCACTCAGAAATCCAGTAAAATTCGTTGTCATGAGTGCAATCTCGATCAAGACGTGTTTTCAATATGCGATAATCATTTTGTGTGTGAAAAATGTGGTTTGGTGAGCGCGACAATGCAACCTAATATTTCGTATAAAGACATTGATCGTATAAACATTTCTTCAAAATATACGTACGACAGACGTACTCATTTCAGGGATTGTATAAACCAATTCCAAGGAAAACAGAATGCATCCATCGATCAAAAAGTATACAATGACATTATCGAACAACTGCTTCTCCATGGGCTTATTCCTGAAAACCACAAAGAACTGTCCAAAGCCGAAGCCTTTAAGAATATCACAAAAGAACACGTCATGTTGTTTTTAAAAGAGACCGGTTACAGTAAACATTATGAGGACGTTGTGTTGATATACTATCAACTGACGGATAAGCAACCTCCAGATATCAGTCATCTCGAAAACGATCTTTTACGAGATTTTGACGTGCTCACTGATCTGTATGATAAAAAGTACAAGAATTCGGAACGTAAAAATTTTATAAATACACAATATGTGTTATTCCAACTTTTGCGCCGACACAAATTTCCGTGTCGCAAAGAAGACTTTAACATCCTCAAGACAATCGACCGAAAATACTATCACGACACCATATGTGGTGATTTGTTTACCACTCTTGGGTGGAATTTTCAGGCACTCTTCTAATTACCATCTGACCACTAAAATAGAATTTATATGCAACAACTTGTTGCACAAATTCTATTTGGAGTGCTTGATTGCATTTTATTGCATCTACGGTGATACAAACCTGATATTTTTTTAGAGCATCGACGGTATGTTATTTATGACATCCTTGACGTTTTGCCAATCATTATTTACCTTTGTAATAGTCGAGTATTCGATGCTGGCAAAGACAAGGAGAAGAATACACACAGCCAATGAAATTATCCAAAACAGACGAGAGACCAGTACAAAAGGGGTTTTGATGGTACGAGAAGAATGGATCAGCATACCGAGAGACACGATAGTATGTGCACTCGCGAGGATGATTAATCCCAGGGTGTATCCGATAGATATGGGGAAATCAGCTTGCAGGTTTGCTATTGAGGTACCAGCGTTCACCACATCAGGTAAAATATTTGGTGGCAATGTGGGCATTTCCATTTTTTTATGATAGAAAACTTTTTTTTCATACAAAAAGTTTTCTACCGTGCCGATTACACCATTCATTTGTTTTTCATACCGTAGACGCAATAAATTAATTTGTAGACAAATTGTCGGACCATGGTCCGACAATTTGCCTATTTATTGCTATATTGGTCCGTCTGGGCTTCACCCCCTCTACGACCGGTTGCTTCGCAACCGGTCGTAGAGGTGACAAGTATCCACGGAAGGGATACGTGTACAATACGCCTCGACAACGATCCCTGACATGTCGGGGATCGTTGTACAAGTTAATTGTTCTTTAATTGAAGGCATTGAAAATAATGGATATTTTCAATAAATTAAATTAAAAACAAATTAACTCGTACATTTCAGCGTTACCGTGTTGCTCTGCAACACGGTCATACAGAGGTGGTAAAGCCCAAAACGGTCATACATGGATGACCGTTTTGTCAGGTGTTATCGGTAAATGAATGAATGGTGTCATCGGTATATTTACACCGTCCGACATTTAAAATGTTAATGGATCGTTGGGATGCTCAGCCCTGTGTAAATCATGGTTTGAAGAATACAACTATTTAATAACCTACATTGTAGGTAAGTGTATTCCGAGCGAGCAACACTCCACGTCGATGAAACGTGTCTGATGTGCCATTCAAGGCAATTTTACCAGCCTCATCGTAATTGAGGTTATCGGGAGCGAATCACCGATCTCAAGTCTCCGCTGTACTATTATATTTTCTTATCTTTAAGCCATTTTTCTTTTTGACAAAAAGAATTAACAATTTAAATGTCGGACGGTTTAAATACAACTTTATTATATAAAAATGGTTTGTATCGAGATTAATGATATAACACACAACACCATTGTCAGTACACTTATTTTTTTAGAGAAATACTTTACCCAACAAGGTATCGCACACAAAAAAATTTTATACGCTTTTCAGGACAAGTGGCAAAATATATGTTCCGACTCAAAACCCGAAATCATTCATAATCCTTTGTATCTGTTAAGCCCATATGTCCCTGAATATAATTTTGTATGGAACGAGTGTTCATATACATTGAGGGTACGACTGCTTGATGAACATCATCTGTACAAGTCGATGGATAATCCATCTGTTTTTATTCCCATGTTTTCTTTAATCTTTGAAATAGATGGTACCGACCCTGAACCAATAAATCGTTTAATCATACAGGCAACCAAATATTCATTGAAATGGGAAACGCACCAAACCGCTGAAAAAGAGATTGTTATCTATCATTGGGTTGATGACTTTTGGGATAAACTCAATACCGTTGAGAAAAGAGGTCTCGATACTATCTACCTCCCAGAACACCAGGTAGAACAGATCCAAAACGATCTTGACAAATTCTTATCTCCTGACGCCAAAAAAATCTATTCAAACTTTGGGGTTCCTTATCATCGGACGTATTGTCTCCACGGTCCTCCCGGGACTGGAAAGTCGTCCCTTATACTCGCACTGGTTTCACACTGTCAAAAAAATATTGGCGTGTTTTCATTTTCACGAAAAACCGATGATCAGAGTTTTGTCCGTGCGATTAACACGGTCCCAAAAAACACGGTGCTCCTTCTTGAAGATATTGATTGTTTGCTCGGTGAACGTCAGGACAAGAGTTCTCAGATTACGTTTAGCACACTACTCAATTGTCTCGATGGTCTTCAGGCAAAGAATGGATTGATAATTTTTATTACAACCAACTTTTTTATGAAACTGGATCCCGCTTTTTGTCGCCCCGGGCGTATTGATTATATCGTTGAATTTAAACATGTCACGCGTCAACAGGTTTTTCAAATGCTTGGAAAGTTCTTCCCAGATCAATCTCAAGACTTTGAACGATTTTACGGAGAGATCCGTCATTTGCAATTGACAACATGTCTGCTACAAAAATACCTTTTTGAACGATATCCTCATCAAAGTATTTTCAAAGATATTCAACTCCTGCGACAGGATATTGATACACGTCGTATGGAACCCTCCAAACATGAATTCTATGGGTGATATTGTGGGTACCGTCATCAATCCTACCGTAGATGCGATAAATGAATATGTAAATAAATAGACAAGCACTCCACTCAAGTGGAGTGCTTGTCTATTTATCGCATCTACGGTAGTATGCCAACTTTGCGTCAGGTGTTATCGGTAAGTTTCATTAAAAAAAAAAAAATAATTATTAAAGAAATGCTGTTGATACTTCTAACTCTTTTTCTTTTACTGTTTCTCATACTCGCTATTGTTTTTGTTGTCCTGTATTTCATGAAGGACTGTGGAAAAACAAAATTGGCGGCAACATTTTTAGAACCTGTTGCATCAAGTACTTTACCACCAGCAACAGGTGCGGGATTTTCTACGATAGACATTAAAAAGGAGAAGAAAGAAATGACCATAAACGTCTTTATCGGTCAACAAACATCATCTCCAATTACAATGGCACATATACATGTCCAAAACGACGATGGAACTCTTGGTGAGCCTGTTGTTCCCCTTGGGGACTTTTCTTTTACAGATAAAATAACAGATACTTTACTTGTGAAAAATATGACCGTTCGACCTTCAGATTTCATCGGTCCGTTGAAAGGACAGAGCATCGACACCTTCATTCAGATGCTCACCGATGGAAAACTATGGATCAATGTTCACAGTAAAGACTACCCCAAGGGAGAGATCCAAGGGAAACTGTTTTTCCTGAGCACATGACAATGGGATTTTATATAGATGCTACGGTACCGTCTCAAATTAAATTTGATATAAATTTTATTTACCATTATCGTTAGGTACGTGAAGCAGGGCTTGCTCGTCAAATAACTGGTTTTATTTTCATCTTATTTTTTATACTACGTTTTAAAAACCAGTTCACTGGTTTTTAAAAATACCTTTACATTAAAGGTAGTTATAATAACTGAAAATAACTGGGTCAAACCCTGACGTGAAGCGTCCCAGGTTAATTTGTTTTTATTGATAAGTTGGTGGATTAATCCGCCAACTTATTCATTTATCGAAAATAACGGCTTGGTAATATCCCTTTATCAAGGGATAGATCAAGAACGTAAAAGATCAAGTTCAAGCAATATATGGAGAGCCGGTGATTGATTTGTGATCCAATTGATAATCTCGTTCTTATTCCTCACAACGGGTTGTGTACCATTTTGTTCAAAACGCGACGTGCATTCCCATTCAATACATCGGAGCAGTATATCAACCACAGGTTCTGATTTGAAAAGACGCAGACGCGAATGGACAAATCCGTATTTTAATTTTGCATTTTCTACCCGACATTTTTCTTCTTCGCGAGAAATGGTTCCATTCGTTTGTTGGAGCATGCTTTCGTAGAGCGCGAGTTGAAGGTCGACGTCATCATCACCATCGACAGGATCAGCCGGCGACCGCGGAGCGGTAGCGCCGAGCTGACCGGACGCTTTGCGTCTAGGGTGCGGAGCAACCCGGTTTGCATCGGCGTGTTGCGGAGCAACCGCCGGCAAACCAGGATCAGCCGGCAAACCAGGAGTATCCCAGGTAATTGTATGTTCGTTCGTATCCGATGATTGTGGTTGTTCTGTCAACAGACAGTCCCGAAATCTGCGGTCAGGACGACGTGGCATTTTTATCTTGTGCTATACCTTTTCTTTAAAAACATTCGTTTTTTCAACCTCAAAAACATCGACGCCGTTGAATGAGGAAGCATCCTATTGTTTCATTTGCCTTGTACACAGTATCCTTCTTTGGGTAAAGGACAAACTCATTATACATTCTGTGCAAAATGTCATATGACAACAAACCTCTCAAGTACATTCTGAGGATGCACGAAAACATGAGAATATGGACACTACGAGGTGGACAGTCCAACAGAACAGCATCCATTTCTCGCTCAGAAAATACAATAAAATAGTATCCATTGAAGGTCCTGTACATCTTTTCAACAATCTGTTTCACAAAGCAATGAAACGTCTGTTTTCCATACCATGTTGAAATGTAAGAAATACCTTGACGACATAACGGACAGATGCATACCTTTCCGGGCGACGCCCAGAGGGGGCGTCGCCCTCCTCTGTTCGACCGGTCGCGTCCAATTAGCATCGGTGTATGCGTAGCAGCGCACCAGTTCATCCTGCACAAAGTATATGTAGACATGCAACAGAAATGAAAAACATGCCGACATGGTAAAAGACGAATAGACAGTATGGGATGAAAAAAAATAGGTTCTAAACATATCGAACATGTCGAAAAAACATGTGAAATGATAGTATCATACAATGTCATTGAATGCCTTTTTATTACTGAAATAATAATAAACGACGGGATCAAGAGAAAATAAAATATCGACTGATAATAGAGAAACGTGTCCAATGGGTAATATATGTGCACGTCCGAAGAAAGAAACTCCTACTGAACCTGATCCCGTACTTGACTTGAACCAGCTCCTTATCAAAGAATATGTTGACCAGATTTTGGCGAGCAAGTCAACAAATATAGCAGCCGTTCCTGATTTTGCAGAACGGAAAGCGTATACCATAGCATATACGCTCTTATTTTACCATCTTCAAGAATCATTACAAAAAACAAAAATCGTTCTCCTTGGACATGAGATAACATTTCAGGTCCGTGTGATTGACCCTACAGAGCGGTCAACAGAAAATCCTGAAATTGCTCCTTGAACCGTGTTGTCAGTATGAAAAACAAGTCACAATTTTTTAATTCGTGTGGGAAAGCACCAAGAGCCAGAGATAACAATTCTACAAAGTTATCCATAGACATAACCTGTGCCGGGACAACGGTCCGTTGGATACATTTGTGACACAAGTGCGACAAAAACAATGGGATACCTGGTCCCCGTTGCCATTTTGTATTCTGAAACAATTCAATATGCTTCACGTACATAGTGTAGAGTGCATCAAAAGAAACGTCAGGTAGAACAATATCCAAATCATCTAATCGCTTCTCGATGAGAGCATACACCTGACGCTCCAAGCACTTTTTACGATACGGGTCCATGCCTTGGATGGTCTCAAAACGATCTTTACACATTTGGACATAGGACAGACGGATATCTTGTGAGACGGAGATCGCATCCAGAGCGTCAAGTTCAGCGGAGACACAATGGACCAGCGGTGGTTGAAACAAATCTGTCATGTGATTTTTGTGAATGACAACGTATGGAAAACCGGGATTCACACAGTAATGAAAAAAATCTAAAACCTTGTGTTTTTCTAATCCTGTTTTTTCTTCCAAAACCATCTTTGAAAACTTCTTGTGTCTTTTCAGAAAGATACGGATATGAGAGAGCGTCCTGAATCTAGAATGTTCGGTATACGATGAATAGAAAAAATTCATGACGCTAAAAATTTTTTCAGAATCATGTGATGAGATATGTGTTTTTTCTAAAAAGATTGAAAGTGTTGAAAAGACAATCGAAATAACATCTTGAATTCGACAAAAGCGAAAGGGGATTGTATTGTACATATTGATACCATTGTCTACAAAATGGCTCTTTTCATAATCAATCAAAACGGGGATTGTTTTTGAAAGAATTTCGATGCTGTGTTCGGCATCGATTGGGTACCGACACACAACGGGAGTTTCGTATTCTCGTATAATGATATTCCATGGATAAAGGTCCATGTGAAGAAAACCCATCGACTGTTGAGCAACATGGAGGGCGAGGGTAATCTGGAGCCAGACATGAATGATGTCATGAATTGTTGTTGATGGTCGCTTTATGTACTGTTCAAACGTGTTGCCGGGGCAGTATTCTATAACGGATTCCCAATAATCGTCAGAAACACGCGATGCATACGTTTGAATAAAATTCGGAAATTTTGTTGCTAATGTATTCATTCCGCGAAGTGCGATATGCAATGTATGATAACAATTGTTCTTCCACGATTTTTTTGATTTTTTGTACACTAATGGGCCGTATTTTTCAAGATGAAACAGATTGACACTTGTGTTTTTTGTTTTCACAATCTCTTTCATTTCACACGTATGTACAATGTCGAAATCAGCATCCAACAGGTGTTTGAAGAAAAAGGGACGGAACGATCGTGGAATATGAGCGTGCGACATCAGCAAGGTTGTCAGTGCTTGATTATCCATAAGAGTAGTCAACTGTTTCTCAAAATACGAGATGCGTGAGAGTGAAAAGTTGACAAACATTGTGTCTAGGTTGACACGGGTATACCTCATATACCCCGTCCTCTGATGGAGGGCCCACAAGAGACCCTGGAGATAATTCAGAATGTATTCACGTGAAAGATATGTTTCCGCAAATTGTCTTGCGTTTAATGCGATCTGCTTACACCGTGCATCATTTTTTTTTGCCCATGAAATCTTATTATAAATATCTTTTGGATTTTTGGGGTCGATGGGAATATAGTGTTCATATGGAACGAGCCAATCGCTATACCACAATGTATACATGCATGGATACAAAAAAATAACCGACCCAAAATACAATTCAAGGGATAACCGGTACGCACACGAATGCCCGGGAAGATGAAGAATGTACTTGTATCCCGCTTGTTCGAGGGGGGTCAATGTGGGAACGAGATCAAATGGCATGTTGTGGACCTCGATCGTTTCTAAATATGGAGAATCAGGGTGTTTCCGAGGACGCAAATTCCAACGGGTAATCCCTGCATCAAGAAAAAAATGCCCGTCGACATCCTTCCTCTGTTTTTTTGATTCAGCGGCAAAAAAGAGACGCGGATTGTTCTCCAAACGTGTCCCCAGTCCAGTAGAGACCCCGCGAAAGACCGCGGTGGGTTTTTTATCTTCCCATGCTATGTTATCAAATTCAGAGGGTGTTGGGAACGTCCTAAATTCTTTTCCAAAGACCCGCTTGTCGTACCAGTACGACACCCGACACCAGTCTTCCCACGTTGGGATCGGGATGTCAGCGTGTCCCGAAGTCGTTGTCATGCTCAGGATCGGTGTGTATCGTTCATAGTTATGCGACACCAGTGGTGTCCCTTTTTTGAAAAAGGAGTCGTACGGTTCTGTCCCATCCAGTGTGAGGATGGGAAAATCCCTTTTGTGAAGAAAAAAATCCATGTCAGGGATGTTGCGTTCAATAGCCAGCGTATCAAACATGTTTTTGAGCATGTTGCAACCAGAATCGCCTTCAGAAATCGGATATTCAAGACGAACAAGACCATTATTACCGTACCACGCCTTTACATCCTTATGTACCTTGCTCTCAACAAATGGTCGTTTTTCTGTTTCGGCAATAGACTTCATCAGATGAACGACTGTCTGATATTTTGTTTTATCAAGATGAATGATGTGCGACCATTCGTTCTTGTAATTCACCTTGCTAAAAGGCAGGAACGATTGCAACTGTTTCTGGTAGAGCTGAATGAAAACACCTTTTTTAAATTTTTCAAAAATGTACATATATGTTGAAAAAACATCGTGACAACATATATTCCTGTATTTTGACCATTGTATCGTGTCCGGATAGCGTATTGTCGTGTCAAGAACAGGAGAACGTCTTTTGACACCCACGTTTGGTTTCCAATTCCGCAAAAACTGCTCATAATCTCCAGCCGTAAAGTGTATCTGACGAAAGAATGGGTATCGCGGGTTCGTTGTTTCCCTGGACAAGCTTGCCGGTTTCTCGTAAAAAAAATCCGGAAAACTTTGAAAGATCCCGTCATCATTGTTCATCCTGTTTTATTTGAAACAGAAAAAAACAAATGTTAAAATACTTGTTCGTAAAAAAATAAATATAGAAAACCCAATAATTCATTTTTTACATAAAAAGTGCAATAGAATGGTACACATCATCAGGCAATCGGTCTCGGAAGACCTTCTTGAGAAACACCCGGAACACCGCATCCCATTTTTTTTCTTCTTTTACAACGGTGTCATAGACACGCTTCAGTGTAAGACACGGGCTCCACGACCCAGCTTGAAAGACACGTAGACAGCACGGACACCCGCAGTTTTTATACATTTTTTGATACAACAATAACAAACGGTGATGGTACATAATATTTTGATATAGTATGTTGTATTGTTTCACAATCGGTGGTTTGAAGGGATAGGAACAATCCATCTCAAACGTCAACGTCCGTCCAAGAGGAGTCTTGCAGGTAACCCTCCAATGTGTCCGTGTCTCGTTCGAGACAAACAACGTCCCGTCTTGAAAATCACCTTGTTCTCGGCTGAGACGTTTCTCCGTGGGTGAAAGCGACGACATCCCTGTGCGTGCATGCAGGCAAACGATCAGGTTTTGCTTGTGTTTATGATTACATACGCACATGACAATAAAAATGACAAACTCTTTCACTTTTTGATGTGCAGCGTCCTCCACAACATGATAAATATCCCCGTTTACGGGGATATTTATACAGAAGAGGGGACCACTTATTGTATACGCGTCCACCTCTGCGACCGATTGCGTAGCAATACGGTCGAACAGAGGGGATGCGTAGCATCCACGTTAACGTGGACGCTTTATCAAATCTGTCTGGTTAACCGGCACGCGCAAAGCACGACGCTTCGCGTCCGGTCACAGAGGTGACAAATGTATAAGAGCGGTCAATAAATTGACCGCTCTTGCGTCAGGGTGCACAGCACCCGGTTAGCATCGGCGTGTTGCAGAGCAACCACCGGCTAACCAGGCGATGACAGTAACCAGACGATGAGGTTTTTAAAAAAAACTGATCTAAAGACATAATATCATGAAAACAAAAATGAACGATCCATTTAAAGAATTACATGCAATGATTGGTGATGGGGGGAGTGTTGACAACCAAGATAAAAGAACAAACAATTGTAGCCATGAAAATCTTGTCATGGAGGCAAGTAATACCATATGTGAAGAATGTGGGATGATGCTGAACAAGGAATTGTGTTTTGAGAAGGAATGGAGATACTACGGGATGATGGATACGAAGCACAGTTCGGACCCGAGCAGATGCAATGCGCGGCGTTCGGAAGAAAAGACAATCTTCAAGGATGTGGAGAAACTGGGGTTCTCGGATAAGATTATTGCGTGTGCGAACGATATCTATGAACAGGTGACATCGCATCGTATCTATCGAGGAAACACACGTAAAGGTATTATTTTTGCATGTATCTTTCATGCCTACAAGGCCAACCAAAATCCATATAGTTGTGAGCGGTTGATTGAAATATTTGAGATTGATCGAAAGATTGCACTCAAAGGATTGAAATTTGTCAATCTCAATGCACCAAAGGACAGTCAATTCCGTCAATTCCAGATTACAACCGAGGATTTGATCCAAGAGATTATGCACAAATTTCACGCGAACCCGACCCACATTGAAGAGGCTCTCAAAATTTTCGTGTACATCAAAGACAAGTCTTCGTTGTTAAATCGTTCTCGCCCTCAATCTGTTGCATGTGGTCTGGTGCGATACTACATCGCCCGCAAGAACCCCGATATCAGCATGGAATTTTTCAGGTCGAAGATCCAATTGAGCGAGCTGACCATATCACGGATCGTCAAAGAGATCGGACGCATCCTTGAAAATAATCCACAGACATTCCAAACATTGTCAATTGATGAAGGACCCGTTCTTTTTCACAAATCGTGATTGTGTTATATTTTGACTGAACTGGCTCGGTTGATGGAACATGTTGTACATCAGGTAGTCAGATTTATTAATCTGTCGGCTCTGCAAGGACATGAGGTCTTCACGAAATTGCATCTGGTCCTGATCAAAGGTGTACGGACTGGCGTATCTGTTGTTTTTCAGCATCGGCACTTTCTGATAGATCGGAGAAAGTCCGCCCATCGGGTCTATTTCGATCTCTGGAAGCGTGTAAGACGTGAGAACGTAAGGATCGGTCGAATAGGGATCGGCCTGCTCGGCATCCGTATAATAAAAGATGTTCCCACCGTGGATGTCTTGATACGACCTGTAGAAGCCTGTGTGTAGCCCTGGATCGCGGTACAAGTTGTCGAGTGGTTGTGTATTCCTGGATTGTAACGGGGGGCGGTCAAACGTGGTCCGTATCGCACGAGGGGAGTCGACCGTACGAGGGTCCATCGATTGGTATCCTGGGCAGGTACCTGTCTTTTGTACGTTGACAAAGTCGGGCGAGCACACAAAAGAATGATCGCGCGCATTCAGAAATTTATAGGGGTCGCCTGTGATACGAGCGGGAGAAATAATCATTTTTATTTTTATTTCCTACAAGAAATAAAAATGCAACAACAACAACAACGACAAAAAGCACAAGTCGTGATGGAAGCATCAGTGGGCTCGATTATTTTTTCTATTTTTCTTTTGATTATCATGATTATCGTTCTTGTTATCCAAATAACAATTATCATTACTTTTATCTTGAGCAGCAACCGCGGACGGTGTGTGTACAAAGACGAGAAAGGAAACTGTTATTGCAAGTATACCAACCGCAAGTCATGTGAGAGCATCAAGGGGCAGTATAACAGCAACCTGAGATGCTCGGACGGATTTGCGGCGGTGTGCGACGCCCTGGATGTTGAAAACATTACGACGGTATAATAATACACACGATATATGTCGCCACTCCATGTTTTTCAACCGAAAAAAATAATGGAAAAGCGGTTTCAACATAATCGCCAATCGTTTTAAAGATTGCCGCGCCGAGGCATTTCCGACCTTTTATTTTTTTAATGTTTTTCTTGAATTCTGTGAGAGAAAGACGGTTTTTCTTGTCTTTGACAAGGAACGCCTTGAGAAAGACTTTCAGATGATCATGGATTGCCGATGTGAGAAATACCTCATCTACGCACGAAACGACCCTCGCGCTTACCTCGTCGTTCCCGATAACAGAAACGTGCTTTCCGTACTCACGCAATCTTGAAAATACAGGAATGAAATCACGGTCGTGGCTCGCAATCACAAAACGCTCTTCGTCAGTCGCTATTGACATTTCTATAATATCAATCGCCATCTGGATATCAATACTGTTTTTCCCTCTTTCTGTACGCACCTCAACAACACTGAGATGAAGACATGTATGAAAGGTTGCATACTTATGTGCGACATCGGGTGTCGTGTAGACCCTGACATCTGATAACCCAAACCTGTAGACAATATAGAAAAGGTCTTCCTCCATCAGATTTATATTTTCCGCATCTACAAAAAGTACAGTCATTTACAAACTTGTATTATATAAATATATATTCAAGAAATTGATTTATAATACCGTAGATACAATAATTTATCGCAATCGCAATATAAGTACGTCTTGTCCAATTCGACTATGGTCTCATTGTTTTTCATGAAAAAGATTGAGAAATAATGGTTCTTAAAAAAAAACCATTATTTTGAATACATGAAGTGAAAAGCAAACGAACTTATCGATGAAGTGAAGTGTTCACGACGAAAAACACAAAAACGTTTTCATTTATTTTTTATTTCAAAACAATTGTATCTTTGAGAATAAAAATAAAAAGTGTCATGTTAATCTATATTTCATGTTTTGAAAACAAACTTTTTTTTGACATGATGTCTGAAAATTTATAAGAAATAATTTTTTTTTTTTTGAAGTATAAAAAAATGTTGAACATACTTACAAGTAAACTTTATGAAACAATAGTATTAGGTATACTTGGAATAGCTCTTGTCATTGTTTCTTCGCTAAATATCAAATTTAAAGTCTTAAGTGATAGTTACGTTCCACAACCAGGAGATGTTTTTTGTACGAAAGTACCACAAAATGTCGACATTTCAAACCTTTCAAGCATTCAAAGTAGTGAAAAACACACAACAGAAAAGGCTGTCGCACTTCTTTGGACGGCATTCATTGCAGGTATATTACTGATTGTCCATGCATCAATACTTCTTTTTAGCATGTACAGTACAAAAAGTACAAAATAAATAACAACAGATGCTGTAGACGAATTATGGTGTGTGATATACCCGAAAGGCTTTCAACGAGATCGGGAAATGGTCTTCAAGGATATTTTGAATGACGAGAGCAAAATCACGGACCTCTTGTTGTGCGTGTAGGTCTGTCCTCAACTCGACAAAATTGATCGCCGCTTGCAGACTGCATGTCCATATAACCTCTGTCATGACAGACAATGGAAGAAGGATGCGCGCCTGTTCCTTGGCAACACCAAGTTCAATAAGCTTGTCGTATTTCTCGTACAGATCATCACAATACTGTTCATAGATATCACGGCATTGTTGTTGGACGTGGTCGGGAAGGTCTCCATCGCTCCCCTGTTTGTTGTTAGCACTCTGTTTGCGCCAGAGTGCTGGACAATACACATCATCACGCGACAACATGACGTACCGCCCCGAAATCTCGTTCCACCCGTGGAGCTGGGATGCGTGGCACGACGTCCATTCCGCCCCAACGACGTGTTTGAACCATTGTCGCATAACGAATTCAGGCGCGCGGATATGAAACCTGAGGAACACGTGCCTGAACGGACTGAAATGTTTGTGCCGGACAAGGTAGTGTAAAAGTTTTTCGTCTCGTGTATCCATTGTCTCTTTTGTCTTGCCAAACGAAACCCGGGCGCAATTCACAATCGTCAACTCATTCCCAAATATCTCTAAACAGGTCAGTTCTCCAGAAGGCAAGATATGTTTTTCTCCAACAGTGCTCATTCCTTTTGTTTCTTGATTGTCTTTTTAAACCGTCGCCTTCGATTTTTTGAAAGATGACAAAAAAAACTGATCACGGTCACCAATTCATACGTTTTTCATTCAAAACGTATGAAACTGGTCCTTGTTGAATCGCCCGCGAAATGTAAGAAAATACAAAGCTATCTTGGCGCTGGATACACCGTCCGTGCGACCATGGGGCATTTTACTGAAATCAAGGGCAATCTTGCGGGTATAAATCTACGGACTTTTGATATCCAGTACATTGTTTCAAAAGCCAAGAAAAAAACCTTTCATACCTTGCAGACCCTCGCGCGTCAGGCCTCCTGTGTCTACCTCGCGACGGACCCGGACCGCGAGGGTGAGGCGATCGCGTATCATCTCTGTATCTTTCTAAAGCTCCCCGTCGAAACAACACCCCGTTCGCGTTTTCACGAGATTACAAAGGCGGCGATCGTCAACGCCGTCAATCACCCGACCACGATCAACATGGGGATGGTGCGTGCACAGCAGGCTAGACAGGTCCTTGACATCTACATCGGGTTCAAGATCTCACCGTTCCTCTGGAAGGCGGTGGGACCTCGTCTTTCGGCTGGGCGTTGTCAGAGCCCCGCGCTTCAGATGGTGTACGACAAGGAACAGAAGATCCGAGATGTGTCGACGTTGGATAAAACGTTTACCGTCGTTTTTTACTTTGACCATGGATCCAGGATCAGCCGGCAACCGCAGAGCGGTTGCGCCGAGCTGACCGGACGCTTCGCGTCCAGGCTCGTCCCGGACCTGACGACGTTTGATAACTGTGTCTCATTCTTGAAACATGTGAAACGGTCTCAAAAGTATGTGGTTGACAACGTTGACAAGAAACAACGACGACGGACGGCTCCTCTACCGTTCATCACATCGACGGTGCAACAGGCGTCGCACGGTCTCGGTGCCGGGCAGTGTATGTCTGTCTTGCAGTCCCTGTACGAAAAAGGAAAGATCACATATATGCGTACAGACAATCCGTGCCTATCGCAGACGGCGCGTGAGCAGTGCCGTCTCTATATCACCGAAACATGGGGCGCGACACTATACAAGGACCGCGACCACAGACCCACAAAGGCCGCGACCAACGCCCAGGAGGCCCACGAGGCGATACGCCCAACCGACATGACCGTGGTCTCCCTCCCTGATGTCTATTCGTCAACCGAAAAAAGAATGTATGATATTATCTGGAAGAGGACCGTTGCCTCTCAGATGATCGACCACGTCTATGACGAACACACGACGACAGTTTCGTGTCGCCCGTTCATCTTTCACCACGTCCACTGTTCAACCATCGAACCGGGATGGCGTCGTGTGTATTCCGATACCCAAGACAACGACACAGCGTTTGTTGCACCACCGGTCGGGACCTCGCTCGTGTTCAATGGCGGGACACTAACGGAGGAGTTTGAAGCGAACGGGACACGGCACTCGGAGCCGTCTCTCATAAAAGCCCTCGAGACGCACGGGATCGGAAGACCTTCTACGTACAGCTACCTCTGTGAGACACTCAAAAAGAGGTCGTACGCCGAGATACGGAACGTTGAAGGGGTGCAAGCCGAACGCCGTCGTATAACCGTGGACCCGAAGTACACGTGTACGGTAGCGACAGAGATGATCACGCTGTCACGGGAACTTAAAAAATTCGTCGTGACGGACACCGGGAAACTTGTGACCGAATACCTAAAAACCCATTTTCCACTGATTATGAGGTACGAGTATACACGAGAGATGGAAGACGACCTTGATACCATCGCTCATGATGCAACGCTCTACGTTCCTGTTGTCAAGAAACATATAGACACGGTCAATGCCCTGATACAACAGGTGGCAAGTTGATTTGATGCTTTGCCTACCACTCTATGCGCAAACTTCTACCAAAAGTCATGGTTCTGAAACCATTCTTTCACGTCTTGGAAAGAATTGATTAGATATAACTACCGTAGACGCAATAAATTAATTTGTCTACAAATTAATTTATTGCTATATCGGTCCGTCATTATACGCCTATGAGTTAATTGTTCTTTAGTTAAAGGCATTGAAAGTAACGCCTATTTTCAATAGGCGTTACTTTCAATAAATTAAATTAAAAACAAATTAAAATATGGCGATGACGGTATATAATATAAACTTCAGGTCAAGATGAAATAATTTAGAATGTGCGTAGAACAATTTAGAACACTGTTCTTTCCAAGGCTTGCATTCTTTTTCAATGGTAATATCATGGATGCCCTAATGTTGTATTTCACATCCAAGGAGGTAAAGAATGGCACGATCAGGTCAGATGGTAATATGGTGTAGGACGTGTGCCCCTACCCGCTTTTCTTGCGGATCTGTTTCATGAGATGTGATAGATTGTTTTGGACCATGTGATGAATGACGTCTCGTGCGATTGTCCCCATTTCATTCGCAAGACGGACGTGATCTTTTTTGGAGGATCGACAATATTTAAAATGTCGCGCAACGCATAATTTGGGGGTGGCTCCATACACCACGGCTGTTGGGCTCCGCCCCTTCTTGTAAAGTTCTCGTTCACGTTTTTTAGGCTTAAGCTACCGATGGGAACCCACCGTATTATTCCATTATCATTTGTACACAAAGTATCGTTTTCATTGTAGATGAATGCGGTTATGGCTTTCACTGGAGGTCCAAGGCAAGGTGGTGCACCCAGGTTTGCGCTCAAGTAGACTTGAGCGCAAACACACAACCGCCGGCAAACCAGGCATCTACGGTATTGGGTGAGAAATTAATTTACGTGTAAATTAATTTCTTGTCTCTACGATAATAAAATAATGGTCATCATATTCGTGGCTTTATTGATATTTATTGCTCTTGTCATTGTCTCGATAATTTTCATTTTAGGGTTCAAAACAAACGAGAGACAATTTTTTATGACAGCCACTTCATCTCCAACAGCAGTGCCTCTATATACGGGAAAAGATGATGATCCCGTACAGGGTATCATACAACCATATTTCTGTAGTGGAAATCCGTTTAGTTCTGGGAACACAAAACTCGGCTTTACTTCATTCATGAAAAAATTTGGTCCCAACCTGTTTACAATGCCAAACACGATCGACGGGGTGAAAGTGTTTGGGGTGGGAGACCAGAATGGCGTTGGTTGGTTGGGTGGTGATAGTGCGGCAAGCATCCAATTATCAAATGGTGATTTATTATTTGTTTTTGGAGATTCATTCTTATCCAAGATAGACGCACCAAATGTTTGGTTGAGTATGAGAGATACAGGACAAATAACGATGCCCCATAATTCATTGTCGTACTTAAAAGTCGACAAATCAGATAGAACAAAAATTAAACAAAATATATTTTTTATAGGACAATCAGAACAGAATGTATCAAATTCGTTTGGTCTTGGTTTTGATACCGAATGTCCGTTCGGATACACTCAAGGATTATTACAAAAATATAGGTCATCGCCATATTTTTTCAACCCAAACGGATGTGAGAGTTTGATACAACCTCGTGGGGAAAATATACCTAAAGATGCAAATGTATGGTTGATGGGTGGAATGTGTCAAAAGAGCGACATTGCAATTTTATCGAGCGTTGTCCAAGGTATTAAAAATATTGGTGCTCAATTTATAGAGGTACAAGACGCGATAAATAAGAATGGACTTGCAAAGAACCCATTTTTGTGGGACAAGGACCCCACCACCCGTTTTTTTAATATCAGTGATGAATTGACGATGAATAATACTATTTTGTATCAAAAGATTATGAAGGATGCGGATGGTATGTATGTCGTCATTGGTTCACGAAATAAAAAGCCAGGTGTAGAAATTTATCTCTTTAGGGGGACGTACAATCAAATATTACAACAAAATAATATTCAGGTATGGAATGGTCGATGGAATGTGATTTCAAACAGAACAAAAACCATTGAACTCAAGCCGATAGCGATTAGGAATGACATTCTGTATGGAACAAATTATTATTGTGAGTTCTACTTTTCTGAAAAGGAAAACACGTATTGTTTTTTTAGTATTTCGACAGATGAAAACAAGAATAAAATTTTATACAAATACAAGAGCGTGTCCAAAAAGATTGAAGGACCGTATGATATTGATGACACTTTTATCTATTCGTTCCCACAATGGATAAATAACATGAGCGACCAGTTGGATATCTATTCATTGCGTTCACATCCCGGATTAAACAGGATTGTTCAAAACGACACCAATGAAAATGTTGAGATTGTGTTGAGCTATGTCGTTCAAGGCATTTTTCCCCAATATTCTGGAAACTTTTTTAACGTCAATTACAGCACGTATAATATCTACTATCCACAGTTTATTATCATAACCTATTGAAGGATATCATGAGTGTCCTTGCGCGTATGATCGCGTTTCCGGTGGGACATACCCTCCCTTGAGAAACATGGTCATAAACCAGGTTTTATCCTCTTGTCGGACATGATGCTTCTGTTTTCTTTGTCTCATGTGCCAATTGAAAAAAGCAGTCAATTTAGAAATAACCTTGTGAAGACAGATTTCTGTATACACAAGACGAAATAACAAATCTTCGTCATGATTGTTTGAAACTATCTGCGTATGTATAAATTCTTCAAGACAAAAAAGCCTTGTGTATGTCCGGAGTATTTTAAGCTCGAGAAGAACCAATGCGTGGGCATCTCTCGTTCTTTCGTCGTATTGGGATCTACACAGGTCCTTTGGGAATAGACACGGAAAAACATGCATGTTCCTTACTGTACACGCAAGAAATTAATACCGTCATTGCCATAAATTAATTTGTACACAAATGAGCAAGTTGTCGGACCGTGGTCCGACAACTTGCCTATTTATTGCGTCTACGGTACTGTAGATGAAATAAATTAATTTAAAAATAAATTAATTTATTTACGGTATTCTCGTCACCTACCTGTAAAGGTCAACGTTTGGTCGGTACAAACTGTGCTCGATAAGATATTGATTCTTGTTCTTATTGGGGTGAATATCTAATGATACTTGTTTGAAATTCTCGATGCACGGTGAAACATCCATATTTTGAGACAATTCGGGGCACATGATAAGCGTGCCTTTCATTTCACGGGAAAACTGATTATACGATCCGAGTGTAGCATAGAGTGGTTTCATTTTAATTAAAAAAAAAAATAAAAAAGACAATATTAATAAAAATGAAAACATTCTCTATATTCTTTTTTGTCTTGATTGTGGTTTTTATTGTCGGCATTGTGCTTCTCAATGTCTATCTTCCCAGCAACTATATAAAAACAAACGTCCCACCACCTTTTCCAATCACGTCAGATACTCCATCCCCTATACAATCATCACTATAGATCACCTTCTCGACGATTTTCTGAAAAAAAGTCATCGAATTTACCGTCTGGATAACGGGCTTTGAGTTTTGTAATGTTTTCAGTCATGACTTCATTCGGATCAAGATTGAGTGCGCGACACGCATTCACCCAGTACCACAGAATATCACCAAGTTCGCGTTTCATATGAAAGACAACGTCCTTATTCAAAATCTTTCCTTGAAAAACGACCTTCTTGACAATCTCACTCAATTCTCCGGATTCCGAAGATAATCCTACCGCACTTGTCAAGAGAAGTGGTACATTGCACAATCGCAGGTCATTCAGTTCTTGACAACGATCGACAAAAGCCACAAAATCATTTGATTGCAGGCTTGTCACCTCCTTGACAAAATCGCTGTACTGCTTCAGGTTCGTCATTTTTACCCAAAAGAGTAAAAAAAAAGAATATCTTCAATTTTATTTCAAAAGGATCCCTCACCGAGGACCGTATCGTAGATGTGATAAATTTATTTCTGAAATAAATTTATCACATCTACGGTAATAAAAGGATATTGCCTGCGACATGAATATTAATGTTGATACTCATCCACTGTTGACTATTGTCCCTCAGTCGCGGTTGACCAAACAAAACCAAGACCTCGACGCGGTAGCTACGTCCCTGGATAACCTCATTATCACACGGGTCGTTTATCCTGCCGCGGATGTACAAAATCTCCCACCCGACTTTGAACCGCAAAAAAGCGTTTGGAGATCGTTGTTGACCGAGGCGAGAGACCAGGGGTCGTGTGGTTCCTGTTGGAGTTTTTCAACAGTGTCCTGTTTAGCCGATCGTTTGAATATCTTGCTCTCTCGAAAATATATTGATGTCTTGTCGCCGCTCCAGCCGACGATCTGTAATGACCTCACATCGCTTGTTGCAAATAAAAACCTGGGGAACCTTTTGTACCCATTTCAACTGTCGAATGAGACAGAACAACGATTTGCGTGCAAGGGGAATTTCTTATCATCCGCCTGTGTATACCTCCAGATTTTTGGGACGACCACAAACAGTTGTGTCTTGTACAAGATCAGGAACTTTAATGATTATAGGGACACTCGTCTCAACTGGGGCTTTCGTCCAAATAACGACATGTTCTTTTCTCCGCAAAATACCGCAACCAGTGATTTTACACAGTACAGCGATGTTGATATCAAAGGGAGCTGTGCGCTGTACAATGAATTATCCGCACCCCCGTTCTCGTACTGCGCGGACACCATAAACGTGGGTCGAACAAAGTGGTACGGGACCCCACAACAACATTTTCGTGCGCTTTTTGTGTATAAAGTGGACAGTCATGAGAAGGCCATCATGGCAGAGATATTTCGTTGGGGTCCTGTTGTCTCTTCTTTTGTCGTCTATGATGATTTTTATGATTTTGACCCCAAAACAACGCCTGTTTACGTGCACGACCCGACACGAACGCGTATTTTGGGTGGGCACTCGGTGGAGATTGTTGGATGGGGGGCAACATCGGACGGTACCCAGTTCTGGTGGATCAAAAATTCCTGGGGAACACAATGGGGAGACAATGGATATTTCCGTTTCTTGCGTGGACAGGACCAATGCCATATTGAAAGCAATGTTTTATGCATGATGCCCAATCTGTTCCTCCCGTTGGGGGATGTCGACTACGCACGAGAACTTGAAACAGCACTATCAACACTTGGAATATTTCAGACACAGATGACACCAGAGTATTATTCATTTGTTGAAAAGATTGTGAGGACGTACCATCCAGGACTGGTACAACAGATCCTCGATGTACCCTGGTTTATCCGATCGGTCGTGAGCTCTTTTCCCCTGCTCCATTTCTCTGTCATGTCCATGGTTGGTGTCCTGACGTCTGACATCTTGGTCAGGACGGGGTTTACGAGCCGAGTGTTTAATACGATGCCTGGCCTTCACCTGACGGCACCACGTGGACAGATACCGCTCTCTCCGACATTTCGTGCCGGGCGCGTTTCTCCAAAGACGCAAGATGTTCGTATGAAACCCGGGCGGACATCGCTGTTGTTTATTGTCTCTTGTGTATTATTAGGCATTATGGTTGTTATGAGTTTTTTATGTTTCTATCTACGGTAGCACACAACTGTCAATCTGTAGATGTTCATGTGAACCACTATTCTGACTTTTCGTATCTCTCCTATAATAACCATATAATACGAGGGTTGGTAATCAGATAAATAAGGACAATGTGCAGTAGTGTG